AGTTTTAATGGTGAAAAGAATTGGCATGAAATCGCTAAATCACTCGCTATATTCTCAGCATTTACCGAGGGAGTTAATTTATTCTCTTCCTTCGCCGTTCTCTTATCTTTTAAGATGCGAAACAAGCTTAAGGGAGTGGGTCAAATTGTTGAATGGTCTATTAGAGACGAATCAATGCATTCAGATGCAGGATGTTGGTTATTTAGAACACTTATCAAGGAAAATCCTAAACTCAAAACACCAGAGCTTGAAGCAGCGATAAATGAAGCCGCGTTGTTATCTCTTAAACTTGAATTAGATTTTATTGAAAAAGTATATTCGTTAGGAGATTTAGAACAATGTAACAAATATGACCTACAAAACTTTATTAAAAACAGAGTTAATACTAAATTAGGTGACCTTGGATACAAACCAATTATTTCAGATATTGATATGAATGCTGTAGGCAGAATGAAATGGTTTGACCACTTATCTGCAGGTAAACAACACACCGATTTCTTTGCAAACAGAGTAACTAATTATTCAAAAGGCCACATGGAGTGGGATGAAAGTATTTTTTAATTATGGACAATAATTTAGTAGCAGATTACACACAATGGGTAAGTGGTAAAGATTACCCAGAATATATGGATGACGTAGCTTTGTCTACGATTTCTAAAGGATATTTGTTGCCTGGGGAAACACCTCGTAAAGCATATAGAAGGGTTGCTCATGCAGTAGCAATGAGATTAAATAGACCTGATTTAGAGAATAAATTTTTTAAATATATTTGGAATGGATGGATTGGACTTGCTAGCCCTGTACTCTCAAACACGGGGACAGACAGAGGACTCCCGATCAGCTGCTTTGGCATCGATACTCCAGATTCAGTCAGAGGTATTGGCCTTACAAACGCTGAACTCATGCGGCTCACATCATACGGAGGTGGTGTCGGGATCTCACTTAGCAGAATTAGACCTCGAGGAACAGAAATTCGAGGAAACGGAAAATCAGAAGGTGTAGTACCTTGGGCTAAAATTTATGACTCAACTATTATTGCAACCAACCAAGGTTCAGTACGTAGAGGAGCAGCATCAGTAAACTTAGATATTAATCACCTTGATATTAATGAATTTTTACAAATTCGCAGACCTAAAGGAGATCCTAACAGACAATGTCTAAACCTACACCAATGTGTTGTTGTAGATGATGCCTTTATGCGTCGTTTAAACGATAGAGATCCTGAGGCGATGAAGTTATGGCTTGAGATTCTTAAATCGCGTGTAGAAACTGGAGAACCGTATATTATGTTTAAGGATAATGTTAATAAACAAAACCCATTAGCATACATGATGAATAATCTTGATGTTTCTATGACCAATATCTGTACAGAAATTACCCTCCATACAGATGAAGAACACAGCTTTATTTGTTGTTTATCTTCTTTAAACTTAGCTAAATACGATGAATGGAAAGATACAGATGTTGTAGAAACCGCTATTTACTTTCTTGATGGTGTTATGGAAGAATTTATTGAAAAAACTAATGGTAAAGATTCAATGATTCGTTCTCACAGACATGCTAAAAAAGGTCGTGCACTTGGTTTAGGTGTAATGGGTTGGCATACATTCCTACAACAGAAAAATTTACCATTTAACTCGATTGCTTCAACAGCTTGGACTCATACTATTTTTAGTGATATTAAAGTTAAAGCTGAAGCAGCATCACGTAAATTAGCTAGTGAATACGGTGAACCACTTTGGTGTAAAGGTACAGGTATGAGAAATACCCACTTGTTAGCTATTGCCCCTACAGTATCTAATTCACGTATTAATAGTTGTTCCGCAGGTATCGAACCCCAACCAGCAAATATTTACACATTTAATGGTGCTAAAGGTACTTTTATTGTAAGAAATCCTGAATTAGAAAGAGTATTAATCGAAAAAGGATACAACACTGATAAAGTATGGGATCAAATCTTAACTGATGGTGGATCCGTAGTAAACTTACCTCATGAAGTATTAACTGAAGATGAAAAAGAAGTATTTTTAACATTTGCCGAAATTAATCAGTTAGGTTTAGTCCAGCAAGCTGCTGTTCGCCAGAAGTATATTGATCAAACTCAATCACTTAATTTAGCTTTTGCCCCAACAGATTCACCAAAATGGATTAACCAAGTTCATATGGAAGCATGGAAATTAGGTGTAAAAACACTTTATTACTTAAGAACTGATTCAGTTATCAAAGGAGATTTGGGATCTCGCACAGTAGATTGCGTTTCTTGTGATGGGTAATATATGTATATCTGACAATATAAATTAAATTAAAATGAGCTATTTAAAAAGATTTTGGAATTGGTTGTTAAACAGAACAACTGTTGATGAAAAAGTTGTAGAAACTTATAATGAAGTTAAAGACAAAGTAGAGGACGTTGTTGAAGAGGTTCAAGATAGAGTAGAAGCAGTAAAAGAAGAAATTGCTGATGTTAAAAAAGCTCTTAAAGAAACTCGTAAACAAGCCAAAGACGTAGTTACAGCTGCTAAGGGTAAAAAAAGACAAGGTCGCCCTAAAGGCAGTAAAAATCAAAACTGATCCTCACTCCAGAGGTTTTTATATATGCCCCCAGGAAAGCGCTATTAGCGCTTTTCTTTTTTATATGTATTGACATGAAAGAATTAGAAGATATTTTTAATACTGATGAATTTAAATCACTTCCATTTTGGAATAGAGTTTGGATTCGCTTTAAAGTTGCTTTTGTACAAACTATTTCAATGAATTAATTATGAAAAATTGGACTTCTATTAGAGCGGTTTACCTTTTAATGTCTTTAGTATTATTTGCTGGAGCACTTTTCCAAAATTGGTGGGTTATATTATTTGTAATTGTTATGCTTAATGTTGGTGTTTGGACCAAGTTTTGTCCCTCTAAATGGGTCTTCGAAAAACTTGGTTTCAAAAAATGTCAGCTTTAGAAGGTATATCTATAAGAAGTAGAATCTGTCTGCTTGTAGCAACTTTAATTATGCTAGTGTTTTTTATATTTAAAACATTAGTAGTATTTAAGTACATACATCATTCTACATTTACACATTATTTTGAATGGCTATCTGTTATATCATTTATGCCTCCTTTCTTTGTAGTAGTTAGAGAGTTTCTCAATAAAACTAAAATTAAAGAGGCTAAAATTGATACCCAACTAAAAGCAATTGATAACTCTAATTTAATAGTAACTTTAGGGATAGATGGTACTGTATTATCAGCTAATCAAAATTTTCTTAATGTAGTAGGATACTCAGAAAATGAAATACTAAACGGTAAACATTCTGATTTATGTACTGCTGATTTTAAATCAAGTAAAGAATATAAAATTTTCTGGGAAAAATTACGTAAAGGAGAATTTGTTTCTGGGGAATTTGAACGTGTAGGTAAAAATGGACAATCCGTATGGTTATTTGGTACGTATACCCCCTTACAAAATGATAAAGGAGAATATTATAAAGTACTTAAAATAGCTGTTGATATTACAGCACAACATAAAGCTGAAGAAGAAGTTAAACAAAAAAGTATTTACTTAGAACACGCAGCTAAAATTATTAGACATGATATGCATTCTGGGATTAATACTTATATTCCTAGAGGTATTAAATCTTTAAAAAGAAGATTATCTGAAGAACAAATTCAGGACCTAAGAATCCAATCTCCATTACAATTAATAGAGGATGGATTAAGTCATACCCAAAAAGTATATTCTGGAGTTTATGAATTTACTAATTTAGTAAAAAATAATGCTCAAATGTCTGTAACTAAGTGTAATATAAAAAACATTCTTGGGGATTATTTACGCCTTACAGCTTATAAAAACCAAGTTATTTTAGATAAGAATTTATCTAAAGATTTAAAAGTAAATGAAGCACTATTTTGTACAGCTATTGATAATTTAATACGTAATGGTCTTAAGTATAATGATTCTCCTACTAAATGGGTTAAAATATATTCTGAGGGAAATTTCATATGTATACAAGACAACGGACGTGGATTAACTCCAAAAGAATTTTGGGAGTTTTCTAAACCTTATGCCAGAAAAGAAGGCCAAAAAGAACAAGGTACAGGATTAGGACTTAATATCTGTATTGAAATTCTTAAGGAACATGGCTTTGAAATAGTTATAGGAAGAGTTAAAGAAGGTACTAAAATAAAAATTAAATTAAACTAATGATTAACACATTAATGTTAATAGACGATGAAAATTTATTTCATCTAGTATTTGAAGATGCATGTTCACTTTTAGACATGGCTTTATCTATTGAAGCTTTAGATAGCTCTGATGAAGCTGATGCTAAATTTAAAGAATGGTTCCCAGATGATCCAGGTCACGAACGTCCTGAATGTGTATTTGTAGATTTAAATATTATCGGATCCTCTATGGATGGAATTGAAATGATTAGAAAAATCAACTCCGAATATGGTAATGGATGTGTTATTGGAATTATTTCATCCTCAGAAGACCAAGATGAAATTAATAAAGCTAAAGCTGTTGGTGCCCAATTTTGGATTATTAAATCAGATGATATCGAACCTCGTTTAGAAGAGTTTATGAAAGATTATAATGGGTATGTTAATAAAACAAACCCATTTAAAGTATACAGATAATGATTGAAGTAACAGAACATACTAGAAATGTTCTACTAGAGGTTGCTAAAAAAAAGAAAATCTATGTAGAAGGTAATTTCCTTAAACTTCTTAAAGCCCCCGAAGGGGACAAAGAGTTTGAGGAATATCTTATTATATGTAAAGAAAAAGATACTGCTGCTCGTAGAAAACGATTAGATGTTACTAAACAAGTCCAACAACAAAATAGAGACTTAGTTGCTAAACAAGAAGAAAATGATGCTTTAATGGTGGATTTACAAGTTGCCCTAGAAGAAGCAAAAAATGCTACTTGGGAAGCTGAAAAATTACGTGTAGAAGCAGAAAAAGGTAAAGAACAAGCATTAGAAGATCTAGAATTAATGCAAAAAAGATCTCAATTTGAATTAATTGGGATGATTGTAAGAATTGCTCTTATTGTCATTTGTGGGGTAGGAATTATTACTAGTATCATGTATGCAATAGCCCTTACCTCAGGACAAGATACACAAATCATTGGATCTACGTGGAGTAACATGTTTGGTATTTTGTTAACTAATGCGTTTTCAATAGTTGGTACTATTATGGGGGTTAAATATGCATCTGAAAAAGGTTCTTAATATTTATAATTAAACCAAAAAGATGAAAAAAATAATTGATTGGATCTCAGGTCTTTTAAAAGACGAAAAAGGTACCCCATCCTCTAAAAGATTTGTTGGTATTTTAGCCGGTGTTTCACTTTGTATAACACTTTTTGCAAATCAATTTACCGAAGAACATATTGCCCCCGCAGAATCTTTAGTTAATGCTGTTGCCGCTTTAGCATTTGGTGCTTTAGGATTAGCATCTATTGATAAAATTTGGGGTAAAAAATCAGAAGAATAAAATATGTTAATTAAAGTAGGATCAAAAGGAGAACTAGTAAAAGATGTTCAAGAAATCGTAGGAGTACCTGCGGATGGTCACTTTGGTCCTGCAACCGAAGCTGCTGTTAAAAAATGGCAAGCAGCAAATGGTTTAACAGCTGACGGTTTAGTAGGTAGAGGTACTTTAGGTAAGATGGGATTATTGGATACTGATGCTTCATTAACAGAAGCAACCCCCGAAAAGGCATCAGGCCTTTATACTAAAAAACCTTATACTACATCTAATGGATTAAAAGTAATTGAATACTTTATGCCTAAAGATGAGTATTTAGCTGGTCCTGTTAAACCTGAATGGCTATTCTTACACCATACAGCAGGTTGGCACAATCCATTTAATACTATTAAAGCTTGGGATGCTGATAAAATTGGTAGAATTGCTACTGAATTCGTATTAGGAGGCCCTTCTTGTAAAGGTAATGATGATCAATACGATGGAGTATTAGTTCAAGCATTTCCTAAAGGTAACTGGGGTTATCATTTAGGTAAAAATGGTTCTCAAACAATGCACAAAAACTCAGTTGGTATCGAAGTTTGTAATTTTGGATATGTTGTAAACGGAAAAACATATGCCGGTGCCTCTGTAGTTGATTCACAAATAGTTAAATTAGCAAAACCATTCCGTGGTCACACAGATTGGCATCGTTACTCAGATAAACAAATCCAAGTATTAAAAGATTGGATTCTTTGGATTGCTGAAAGAGATGGTATTGATGTAAGAGCTGGTTTACCTGCTTTAATTAAAAAGAAAGGTGCTGAAGCATTTGAATGGAATGAAGATGCTTATTATGGTCGTGTAAAAGGTTTATGGACACATACCAATACTAGAAAAGATAAGGTGGATATGTTTCCACAACAGGAACTTATAGACATGTTAACTAGCCTATAAAAATGAAAAATTCACTACTCTTAACTATTACAGCAACCGCAACTTCTATGTCATTTATTTGCTCTTATTTCCTTGAGCTCTATATGGGTAACCTTGAGCAATATTTAGGCTTACTTGCGGTCATTTTTATAGATGGATTCTTTGGAATTGCCGCTGGTGTAAAACGTGAAGGATTTGAAACACGTAAAGCAGTTAGAGTATTACAACGTGCTATAACTTGGATTGGTTTTTTAACAGTAATCATAATGGTTGAAAGAGGCTTTGCAGGAACAGCTTGGCTTAGTGAAACAATTATCGTACCGTTCATTATATTACAATTAATCAGTGCCCTAAAAAATGCCTCTATGGCTGGTTTTATTAAAGCAGAATTATTAAATGAAATTCTAGACCGCATAGATAAGCACAAGGGCACAAGACAATAAGCCTATGTGGAACAAAATTCAAGATAGAATTTTTCCTTTTATAATCGCACTCTCCGCCCTGTCAGTAAGTGCTTCGGCCGCTTTCTATTCAGTTAGTGGCCTTAGCAAACTTTTTGCTGGGGCTTCTTTTCAAGTAATCATTATGGCTGGTTCATTAGAAGTAGCTAAATTAGTGATTGCTTCTTTACTTTATCAATATTGGGATAAATTAAATAAATTACTTCGTGTTTATTTAACTATAGCAGCTGCTGTATTGATTTTAATTACTTCAATGGGTATTTATGGTTTCTTATCAGCGGCTTATCAAGAAACAGCAAATAAAGCTGGTAATGTAGATGCTCAAGTAACATTAGTAGAAACAAAGCGAGATAATATTAAAGAACAACTCGCTATTTATACTACTGAAAAAGAATCAATCAATAAAGCAGTAGCAGATTTAAGAGCAGGATTAGTTAATAATGTAATTACCTATACAGATAAAAATGGTAATTTAATCACCACTACATCTTCAGCTACTCGTAAAGCACTTGAAAAACAATTAGACCAAGCTATTGAACGTCAAACTAATATCAATACTAAAGTAGACGAGTTAAATACTCAATTATTTGATTACGAAACTGAAATTGTAGACATATCTACCAATAGTGAGTTAGCAGGTGAATTAGGTCCACTTAAATATCTATCTAACTTAACTGGGGTTAGTATGGATAGAATTATTAACTGGTTACTTTTAATTATTATATTTGTGTTTGATCCATTAGCTATTGCTTTAGTAGTAGCAGCTAACTTTGCTTTTGCTCAACTTATCCCTAAAACTAAAGAAAACATCTATGGTGAAAAAGTAATTATATCTGATGATGATGAAGGTTCTGATATCTACACCGAAGATGAGTTAAAAGATTGGGATTCAACTTTAAATGATGGATTAGAAGAAAATGATTGGGTAGTAGTTGATGACGAACCTGAAGAAGACCTTATAGAAGTAGAAAAAACCCATCGAATCTTAGGCACCACTAAAATCTCAGTCCCTAAAGATAAAATTCCTAAAGGTTATAAACCTACAAAAAAAGACGATGATTTAACAATTACATATTAAATATTTGGAGGCCCGAAAGGGCCTTCGTATATTCCCAATGTTAAAGAAACGAAAGAAACAAAGGAAAGGTTATGACAAAAGAAGAGCAAGTTGTAGAGTTGATCGCTGGTTATGCTAATGGGTTCATCACCGATGATGAGTGTATGGATATGTGTGACTTAGTAATGAATGAGATCACTGTTATTACTGAAAGGGAGGTTATAGAGGAAGAAATGCTAGAACAAATGATTGCTGAATGGGAAGAGCAAGAATGGGGTCGTTTAGAAATGGGTATTCCACAAGGTATTTACTAAGATGAAAAA